GTAAAGGTGTTGAAGAAGTTCTATACCGGTAAATCATCATTAGTTAGAGAATTCAGACTCTACGAATATATCCTAAAAAATAAAGGAGTATCCCAAATGAAAGGAGAGACTATCCTCTCTACTATTACCGAGGTATCCCTTAAGATTGATAGAACTGCTATAAAAAGACAGAAATACGAACTTATCGCAGAGATTAAGAATAGTTACGATCTAGATGAGTTCTTTTCTATGAAGGTAAGAGATTATAAGCCATTAGCAGCTCTATACTGTTTAATGGAAGCTCAAAATGCCGATCTAGTAGATCCTCAATTTATCATAGATAATAAGACTACTTTGTTAGAACACTTAACTAACATCAAGCAAGATGAAGGTGACGTAAAAGATGCTTTAGTAGAAGAGTATTCGAAATACGATAAAGATTTGAGATTATTGACTTACAAAATCTTACTAGAGAGGTTTAACGGAGCTTATGATAACTTACTACCTGAGCAAAAAACAATCTTAAGAGAATTTATTAATGCTTCAGAATCTCAAGTAAAACTTAGAACACTTATTAACGAGGAGTTAGGAAAGATTTCAACTGCTGTTAATGAGTTAAAGGAAAAAGTATCTGATGATATCGCTAAGATTAAGTTAGATGAAGTAGCTAAGAGTATCGCTCCTATCTCAAATAAAACTAAGGTAGGTGATAACCATATCATTAACTTATTACAGTACTACGAATTAGTAGACGAGCTAAGAAACTTATGAAAGAGGAGTTAGCAGAGATTCTAAGAGAGTACATTATAGAGGTTCTCGCTGAAACTAGTGCAACAGGTACTGGAGCGAGTTTTACCCCCGGCACTGGTGCTCAATACGCCACACCAGCAGCTTTTTCAAAAGACGGAAGAGATAATAGAGCAGTCCAATTCTTAAAGAAAATGGGCTTTAAAAAAGTAGAACGACCAAACAGACCATCAAGCACTAAATTAGTAGACTACAGATGAGAACATTACAAGAGAAATATAACGCAGTATTAGAAGGAAACTTTTCTAAGACTCAATTCAGAAGAGATGCAGCTATTGAGATGTCTCAATTTGTATCTACTGTAAATAGCTTTGACGATACAGTAGCTATCCTTAAAAACAAAGGAGTTATTACTGAAGCTAAAGCACAAGATCCTAAATACTCAACTGCTAAACCTGAAGATACTGTTGCTCCTGATGTACTAGATACAGGTATCAAGTTTGAACTTGATAAGAAGTACGGTACGTTAGACGTTACTCCTGAGCAATACGCTAAGTGTAGAGAAATGGCTATTAAGAACCTAGCTAAAGACGTTTTATATTACGTTAAGCAAGATAGCGAGCAATTAGAAGCTCCGGGAGAGAAAATGGAGAAAGTTACTTTAAAAGAAGTAAAAGTAAAAGTAGCTATTCCTGGTCAAGACGAGTTTGAAGCAGAAGAAGGTAAAAACTATTCAGAAGAAGAAGCTGATAAGTATATTGCAAACGCTAAAAAATCCGGAGCTACTCCAATGAATACTACGTTTACAAAAGTAAACGAAGAAGAAGTTGAAGAAGCTATTCAGAATATCGAAAACGACGAATACACTGTAAAGAGAATTGCTAAGCTAACCAATCAATTAATTCAAGATGTAGATCCTAGAGATGAAGTAGCTAAAGCATATGCTATCTCAGTTAAGAATGATTTAGAATCTGGAGATGCTTCAAGATTAAAAAGATATAAAGACCTCTTATCTTTAGATGATCTTAAGGATGATATGGAAGATTACATTGGACGTGATAAAGATCAGTTAGACGAAGGAGAAGTTGTAGATTTGCCAATGACTGCAGCGGGTTACAGTAGAGGTGAAACTTACGATACTGAAAAATACGGTAAAGTGAAAATCATCGATCAGTTAGACGGAGATGATATCCCAGCAGCTTACGGAAGATTCAGAGTTGAGAAGATTAACGAAGAAGATCAAGACAAACCATCTTTCTACGACTACCCAGAAAATAAACATCTCGACGACAGAGACCCAGAAGAAAAAAGAAAAGCTCTTAAAGAGATGTTTAAAAAGATTATCGTTAACCTTATAAACGAATAATTATGAGCAACGTATTAGTAGAATATACTCCATTTAGACCTACCATTACTGAAGTAAAAGGTAAGAAAGGTGTATTCGAAGTTACCGGTGTAATGCAAAGAGCTGGTGCTAAGAATCAAAACGGTAGAGTATACGATTTAGCCGTTCTTAAGAGAGAAGTTGACAACTACATGGAAAACTTTGTTAAGATAGGAAACGCTTACGGTGAATTAGATCACCCAGAGTCTGCTATCGTCTCTCTTAAAAATGCCTCTCACGTAGTTAAAGACTTATGGTGGGATGGAATGGACCTTTGCGGTAAAGTAGAATTACTAAACACTCCTTCAGGTAATATTGTAAAGGAAATTATTTTAGGTGGACACGTAATCGGTATTTCATCCAGAGGTACAGGTTCAGTTAAACCAACTAACGAAGGTCACTTGGAAGTACAAGACGATTTTGAATTAGTATGTTGGGATTTCGTTTCTAATCCATCTACACATGGAGCATTTATGAATCCAATATCATTAAATGAGAATACTGCCAAGCAAGGTAGGTATGACAAGTTACACAATATCTTAGGAGATATCCTAAGAGCTTAATTAAATTTAGTTTTATGAACACACAAGAATTATTTGAACAGATTGAAAATCTTTACGAAGATTTCAAAGCAGGTCACGAAGGATCAACTAAAGCAGCACACGGTAGAGCAAGAAAAGCTTTAGGAGAGATTAAAAAACTCGTTACCGAATACAGAAAAATATCTGTAGCTGAAGATAAAGCATAAGCAGTAATGCTTTAAAAGCGCCTGCTACCTTAGGCAACAATAGAGAGCCCGTAGACAAGAAAGTTTACGGGTTTTTTATTTCTATATGTATTTATATATGAATATATCGTTCGATACGGTATTCTATCTAAAAAAATACTATTACGTCATTAATCAATAGACGTACAGAATTACAAGTTAACATTATGGCTAACAAAGATTTATTCAAGCAAGCAATTGCTGATGCAAAATCTATCCGTGAAGCTGCTATCGCTAACGCTAAAGCTGCTTTAGAAGAGTCTATTACTCCTGAGTTGAAAGAACTTTTAGCTCAACGTCTCCAGGAAATGGAAGAAGAAGTTGAGGAAGAGGTAATCGCTGAAGAGGAAGTTTCTGTTGAAGAAATTATCGAAGAGACTATTGAAGAAGCAGAAGAAGTAATTGACGAAGCTGACGAAGAGGAAGCAGAGGATGATTCAGAAGAATCTGAAGACGAAGCTGACGAGGAAGAAGATGCAGAAGGTGAAGAGCCTGCTGGTGATGATGAGATCGCAGACAGTGATATGACTGTAGATGATCTTAAAGACATGATCCGTGACATTTTATCTCAAGAAATGGGTGACCAAGAAGAGGAAGGTGCTATGGAGGATGACATGGAAGCTGACATGGAAGCAGATGATATGGCTGGTGCCGATATGACTGCTGCTGACGATGAGGAAATCAACTTAGAAGAGTTGATGGCTGAATTAGCTGATATGGCAAAAGAAGAAGTAGTAACTGAAGAGGAAACTACTGAAGAAGAAGTAATCGCTGAAGAAAATCATATGGAAGAAGAAGATCATATGGAAGAAGGAGATTACGGAATGGAAGAAGAAACGATAGACGAAGTAGCGGTAGACCCAGTAATGATCGGAAGCGGTGTTGCTGCTTTAATCGCTGCAGCAGGTGGACTTACAGTATTCCAAGAGAAAGCTCTTAGCGGTGCTTTAGGACCTAAAGTAAAGAGCATGTTTGAAAAGCTCGCTAGTACTGCTGGCTCTATGCAACAAGGCGTTGTAGGTACTCCTGGTAAAGCAGGCTCTAACGTAGGTGCAGGTGGCGCCGGTACTAATGAAGCTGACTTAAACGAAGCTTTAGAGACTGTCGAAACTCTTCAAAAAGAACTCAACGAGACTAACTTGTTGAACGCAAAATTGTTGTACGTAAATAAAGTATTCAAAGCAAACACTCTTTCTGAGTCACAAAAAGCAAATATTATCGCTGCTTTTGATAAAGCTGAAACAGTTAAAGAAGTTAAGTTAGTATTTGAGACCGTTAGTGAAAACGTTCCTTCTGGTAATAAGAAAGAAGTAGTTAGAGAGGTAAAAGGATTTGCTTCTTCTGCTGTAGGAAAATCTGACAAACCAGAGGTAATTACTGAAGCTAACGCGGCTGTTTTACGTATGCAAAAACTTGCAGGAATTATTAAATAACATTTGTTAAAAAAACTAATCATGGATTTAAACAATCTTTTAAACGAATCAGCACAAGGCTTCAAGTCTTTACAAGCTGATGCTGCTAGATTGGCTGAAAAGTGGACTGCTACTGGTCTATTAGAAGGTCTTTCAAGTGAGCAAGAAACAAACACTATGGCTATGATTCTTGAGAATCAAGCTAAAGAATTGATCAAAGAAGCTTCTAGTACTGGTACTGGAGGTTCTTTCTCTGCTGGCGGTGGCGAGCAGTGGGCAGGCGTAGCTTTGCCATTGGTAAGAAAGGTA